GTCGTCTTCATGACGCCGATGCTGGAATCAAACTTGCTCGCGTCATCTTCCTGGTGCATGCACTCATACCCGTCGCGGGGGGCGTGGGGTGCGTCATTCTGCGCCCAGTCGAACCACTCGCCCGCCTCCTCGCCCGTCATCCCACTGCTGTAGGTTATGAAGTGGTGCTTGCTCCAGATCCGGGTGAAGATCTTCTGAGCGGCGGCCACCCATGGCCCTACTAGCACCTTGTACTCGTCAGAAGAGGTGGTGATGCCACGCATGGAGGCGTCAACATTCCTGTACGCCGGGTCGAACACTCCTGCCGGGCCCGTTGAACTCGCTGCCGTTTGCTTCTCGTTCTTCGAGAACGGGGACTTCTCCTTCTTCCCGAACATGCCTGACTTGAGTAGGTGCTTGTCGGACGGGGTCATGGCGTGGACCCGGGTGAGGGCTATCTCCAGTCTCTTGCGCTCGGCTGCTCCGTACTTGCTAAGCCACTCCTGTTCCGGCATAGGTTGCATCTCAGCGAATTCCTCGGCGTACTTAGGGAACAGCCAATGGAAGTTGAGTGCTGTCCATCCGATGATGCGGGCTATGGCTATAGGGTCCTCAGGCATGTGGCGTGTGGTCCGGTGCTGGATTGCCCCTACGACGTTGTGTTGGTTGTTAGCGTATGTGATGGGGGGTTCGCCGTCGAGGCCGAATCCAACGCACACAAGCGGAGCGTTGGGGATGCGGCGCGCAACAGCGTCCGTGGCAAGGATTAGCCGGCTCCCTGCCTGGGTGGGGGGTGGTTTGGTGTTCATGTTGATGGGGAGCATGGGGACTGACGCGTGCGCCCCGATGTCGCGCATTTCGATGCCGTCAATATCCCGCGTCTGCATGATGTTACCGTGGTTGCATGCTGTCACAATGGCCCAGCCTATGATGATGGTTGCCAAGCTCACCCCGCACATCCATACAATGACTGTCATGGCCGTCTCAATGGCATTTGCCGAAATGAGTGTGTCCACGGCCTTCTGGGGGAGCGCTTCGCAAATGTAAGGCGCCAGGCTTGGCGGCAGCATCTCGTGGCAGTAGGGAGCGTCGGCGCACAGGCTGCCCGAAATCCACAGCTTGCACAGCGCAAAGGGGGTGGCCCGCAGGTTCACGGCGGCATGTAGTAGCACCCCCCACCATCCGGCACGCCAGAAAATGAGGTGGCCTACTATGTGTACGAGCGCCTGCTGGGCGGTGCCTGTTTCCATGTATCCCAAAGCCACAGCGGCGGGCCAGCCGTAGAGGTTCTTAAACGACTCTTCGACGATTGGCGCCACTATGACGTGCACGGCCCGTAGTCCGACAACGTCGAGCAGCATGCCTTGGGCTACGGCGATGCACCAGAGGTGGACGGGCATGCGCAGCCATGTCCATGTGCCAGCGACCGCGCGCGCGACGTGGGCGGCGGCTATAAGAATGGCCGCGGCAAGGAGTGCTGCTTGGTAGCCCACGGCTATGGTGAACATGGACCTCCATTTGTCTAGGAGGCTTGGCGGGGGTGGCGGGGGGCGTAGGTATTCGCGCACATGCGCTGCTATTGCGCGCGAGCCCAGAAGGATCGCATACAGCGTGAGGCACAGGGGGATGAGTGCCATGAGCGACAGCGCCAGGACTGTCCGCAGCCTCCAAAGAGGGGCGAACGTCAAAAGCTTGGCGTGTGCTGCGTAAGTGCCGCTGGCTGCGGCCACACTGGATAGGATTGCCATCTCGGTGTCGATGCCTGATACAAACGCAATGGCTATAGCAAAAGCCTGCACGTCAGGTTGTTCCGATCCGGGAACTTGGTATCTGTGTATGAGAGTCTTGGCCGTGTTCGTGAGGTCGATGTAGTTGCCGGGCAACCTCTGTTTGTTCGTCATCGTAGCTTTCAGCTCGTCGAGGTAAGCGCGTGGTATAAGCACGGACTGGTCAACGGTGTGTGAGACGGCCCAGAATGCTCCAAATGAGACAATGGAGTCAATCTGTGCCAAAATCTTCGTCTCGGCTGTGAACGATGCGTCTCCGAACGCTCTCATTCCCTTGAGGTTTAGGTTCCCCACAAGGGCTCGGTCGGTCAGTGCGTCTCTTAGGGTGTTGCCGACGACTCGCGGGGGGCGAGTGTGGCATGGGGTCACCGTGTACACGCTAGCTGACCGCGCTATGTTTCTAGAGGGGTACCAGGCTATGGGGTAAGTTCCGGAGCTCGCCTTGCTCGTGTGGATCCAACAAGGGTACTCAACCTCTACCATGTCCTCGCCTTCTTGGACCGCAACGGCGAAGCCATGCCTGCGTGGCAATAGGGACCACTGCAGCTCCCCGTGGTAAGCAGCTCCGCGATATGACTTGGAGCTGGTGATGTGCGGGAGCAGTATGTGGGCCCTGTGATCGGTGGAACGCTGGACTGCCAGCCTGACAAGCTCAATGTCATGCGCCCATCGGAAATGTGGGAACAATATTACAGAGCTAGCCTTCAGGTGTGGGCACGATTCTATAGTACAATCACAGACTGTGACCGTGCCGAAGTCCTGCGCGCGTTCTGCAGTGGTGCAGTACAACGAGAGTATGTGTATCAGCGGTGTGTCGGGCATGAGGGATGGGTCTCCTCCCACGACTGTCACCGGCTGTCTCGTGTATTCACTGAAGAACACTTCATTGGCCAATGCTTGCTGCGAGCTCACGTGTGCACGTGAGCCCGCAGCTCTGGTGATCCGGAGTAGCGGGTGCAACAGCTTCGCTACTTTTGATTCCGTCTCATCCAGGGCCACACGCGTATTGTGTTGCACCTTCTCGTCCCTTTGGTCCGGCTGCGCTGCAGCCGAAGGGGCATCACCCTTTGCTCGGGTGGGTCCATCACGCTTGGTGTCGGTTGACGTTAGCATGGTGGGGTGGGCGTATGCGG